AATTCGTTCATAATATACTCCTTTCCGCCTTGATTTTTTCGTTTTCCAGATACTCCGAAATTGCCTTTACAATCGTATTATTCATGTTCAAGCCTTTCTTATTTACTACATAAATTTTCAAATTCTTATGTAAATCGTCCGGTAAATCTAAATTAAATTTCATTAAAAACCCCCTTTTTCTTATGTTTAAAACTATTATTATAATTATTACTTTCTGTCAATACTTTTTTTATTTTTTCATTAAATTTTTTAATAATTACAAAATTTTTGTAATAAATTACATGCTCTGTAATTTTCTGTAATCGTTCAAACAGCGCCAGCATAAGGCTTTCAGCAATTTATTACAAAAAACACACAATTACATCGGTTTAACATAACTATATATAATAACAGAATAAAAATAAATATTAAAAAAAAATAAAAAAGAAAAAAATCCTATATTATATATATACCGTAATAAATGTAATAAATGTAATATATATATAAAATATGTTTTCTTTCTTCTTATATATAGTTACGTATAAACCCCTATTTTTTTAATTTTGTAATTACATTTTGCTATTACATCTAATGTCAAGTAATGTAATTTTTATTTTTCTTGACTTTTCCGAAAAACTCAGGCAACCTCCCATCATGATAATAAAAATTGACAATACCCAATTAAAGATATTTTCCAAGATGTGCAAAGACGCGCCGAAATCTTTTAATGCGGTTACAGCTGAGTATTTAAACGCATCAGCTTTTCGGCATAGAGAATTAAATATTAAATCTCTGGAAAGTAAAATGGTTATCAGGGATAAACGATTTTTATTATCATCTTTACGGGTAGAAAAAACAAGGCCTTTACCGATTGATAAACAAATTGCTATTTCGGGCAGTATAAACAGACCACGTTTTTCAGGGTGGAAAGAACAGGAGACAGGACAGACACCGAAAAGAAAACACGCTATTACTACATCGGCAAGGGGCGGGAATATCAGGTCTAAAGTACAGGAGAAGAACAGACTCAGGGCGTCAAATATATACACGCCAAAACAATTTGCAGGACGTAATCTAAAAGCAAGATTCCAATTTATGATGCGAATGTTAGGCAGCAGAGGAGGAGGAAATTTTTATCTTAACGAGAAAATACCCACTGCTAAAGGACATCTCAACCCAGGCTTATATAATATTTCTAAATTTAAAAAAGCAACTGCTAAACGTGCCACTGTGTACGGCAAGATCACACTATTACAAAAGCAGGATAAGAGTCAGGGTGTAAAGCGCATAGAATGGCAATCAAAAGATTGGTCTGAAATAAAAAGACGTGCTGAAATAAATTCTAAAAGATCGCTTGATATATGGAAAGCAAGGCAAGCAGCAAAGGGATTGATATAATTACATTATTACATTTACTACAGATAAAAAAGGTACTGCCTATTCAAAACTTTTTTCCAGACCGCAATGTCGCAGCGCGCCCTCGCCGGCTGGTGCAAGTGTTAACGTAAGTTAACAAAATACTTGACATAAAATAAACCCCGTTTTATTATCCACCCATGAGTAAAATTAAAAAGATTAAACTCGCCGAACTTCTTAAAGTTTCACGCGCCGCAATTACAAAAGCTGTAAATTCCGGTTTGCTTGTTGCAGATTCAGGATTGATTGATTTAGAAAACCCAGTGAATAAATATTACATTGCCGCAAAAGGAATAATCCTGTCAGAGATTGAGGATAATAAAATGCCAAAAAAAGAAAAGTCGTCTGAGAAAAAAGTTATAAAAGTTGAAAATGTGGATTTGTCGTCTGAGAAAGTAGCGGAGTTTGTAGCAAGAAAAAAGAAAGCGGATGCCGAACACGCAGAATTAAAGAATCAAAAAATGAGAGGTGAACTTCTTGACGCTCAATTAGTTCAGGATATGTTATTTTTATTTTTAGATAAAGTTGCAAATAATTTACAGCGCAATGCTTCAGCTTTTCTTTCCGATGTAGCTGATAGAATTATTAGAGAGAACGGATTAAATTCACAAACAAGAAATCAATGGATAAATATGGTTCTTGAACAATTTGACATTGCGAAAAAAGAAATCATAAAAAGAATTGAACAGATAAAGGAAAAACAGAATGGATAGAACTGAAAGAAATAAAAAATATTATGAAGAGCATAAAGAAGAAAGAAAAATCTATTTAAAAAATTACAGAGAAAAAAATAGAGAAAAAATATTATCTCAAAAAAAAGAACATTGGGATAAAAACAAACATGAAATAAATGAGAAAAGAAAAGAATGGAGAAGCGAAAACAAAGATAAAATATATATTCAGTCAAAAAAATATTATGAAAAAAATAAAACTAAAATAAGAGAATATCAAAACGAATATGAAATAAATCGAAAACAAAAAGATTTTTCTTATAGATTAAGAATAAATTTAAGAGCAAGAATCAGAGAGGCAATAAAAAATAATGGCACAAAAAAATCTTATTCAACTATATTTTTAATAGGGTGTGAAGTTGATTATTTAAGACAACATCTTGAATCACAATTTAAAACCGGTATGTCATGGAGCAATTATGGAGAATGGGAAATAGATCATATTCAACCATGTTCATCATTTGATTTAACAAACGAACAACAACAAAAGGAGTATTTTCATTACACCAATCTTCAACCTTTATGGAAAACTGAAAACAGAATAAAAGGAGCTCGCACTGCATGAACAAAGACCACGATACTCTTAAAAAATATTTTCAGGATAGACCTTTTAAAAAAGGTACAACTCCAATTTTAGACTATTGTGAGACAACTTATTTACCTTCGGGGAAATTTAGAGGGGTAAAATTTTCACATAATCGCGCCCCATATTTAAAAGAGCCTATTTCTTTTTTGGGGCCTGATTCAGATAAACAGGAAGTACGATGCTGCTTTCCTGCGCAAACTGGGAAATCAACTATTGCAGAAATGGTAATTGAATATTATATCGCAGAATATCCTACTGAAATTTTATATGTTTCAAGTAATGAAACCGCTGCCGTAAAATTTATGCAAAGAAGAATAGAGCCACGCTGTTATTTAAAGGGGATTGAATTTCGTTCAGACGTTGAAAGTAAATCGGCAAGGCGAACAGGGGATACTGCTTATAGCAAATCATTCAATGGGGGTAATCTGGATATTGCTTCATCTTTAAGCCCTGCACAATTAGCGTCTGAAAGTAAAAGACTTGTTATAGGCGATGAAATAGATAGATGGAAATTATCAATATCTTCTGAAGGAAACCCGCTTGATATTCTTTATGCCCGTACTCAGGCATGGGGAGACGAAAAACGAATTTTACTTATTTCGACGCCAACAACAGAAGATATCTCCCTTATGAATAAATTGTACCTTGAGGGTGACAGGCGTTTATATTATGTCGCTTGCCCGTATTGTAATCATTTTCAAATATTAGATTTTTACGAGGGTAGTGATTATGGCTTATCATACGAAATTAAAGACGGGAAAATAAAAAAAAGTTCAGTCGTTTATGTTTGTGAATCATGTAAAAAACCAATTAAAGAAACGCTAAAAAACAAAATGCTTAATTCCGGGGAGTGGAGAAAAACAGGGGAATCTATTTCTGAAAATATAGTAAGTTATCACATAAACGGATTATACAGCCCTTTTATTTCATGGTATGAAATGGCGGTTGATTTTGAAAAAGCAAAAAATGACATGGTAAAATTACAGGCGTTTGAAAATCTCAAAATGGGCAGACCATTTAAACGTAAAGGAACCCGTCCCAAAGTAGAATTTGTAATTGATAACAACCGTCATAAATCCAGGCGCTCAGGGGATGTTCCTCCTGGGGTTTTATATCTTACTGCAGGAATAGATGTACAGCGTGGTAGTAAAACCGATCCGAATAACCCGCCACGTTTAGAGATGGAAGTTCTCGGAATAGGAATCGGACACCGTACATGGTCGATCGAATATCGTGTTTTTGAAGGCTCAATCGACAATCCGTTTCAGGGAGCATGGGAGGATTTATTTAATTACATGGTCGAAAGAAATAATTTATATACCCGTTCCCTTGACGGTTTTCAGTTTCCGGTCAGTTTAATGTTTATAGACTCCGGGGATGGTGAATACATGGATATTGTATATATGTATTCGCAGAGATGGACAAACGCATTTCCCTCAAAAGGATTTAAAGCACTTACCCGCCGTAAAAAAGAAAAACCGGATGAAGTGACAGAAAGCTCGTTTATGAGATACCGTGCCGCCCGTATGGATGGGGACATAACCCTTTACGAAATTTCAACCGCGTATTATAAAGCGCAAGTGTACGCAAACCTTAAAGTCAAACGAATAGAGGGTGAGTTCCAGAATCCCGGTTTTTGCTGTTTTCCCGCAGACTACGGCGAAAATTATTTTGAAATGCTCACAGCAGAAGAACTGACAGAAAACGGATATGATGCAAAAGGGAGAAGGAATGAGGCCCTCGATACAAGAGTTTATGCCCTTTGTGCCGGGGACGTATATCTCGCCTCCGTTGTAAAAGAATGGCAGAATTGGGCCATAACTGAACATAAAATGAGCAGGGCCACGGCTGAAACGTATTATACAAAAACATGGGTATTAAATGATATGGCTGCAAAAACAGCAGTAAAAAAAAAATAACAAATAAATCTTGACATTTTTAAATTTCTGTGATTATGTCCCCTTATGGGGTATATTGACGCGAGAAAATCACGTTTAAGCGCTCAGCTTGTAAAAGTTCAGGCGGCGCTCGTATCCCTCTATGACCAGCTTACAGAGCAATCCGCTTTATCCGTGCAATCTTATGAATTTGACTCAGGCGATGGCAGGCAGAGAACAACCCGCAGAAAATTATCAGACATCCAGGAACAGATCGAAAAATTAGAGGCTACTGAAGACTGGCGTACCCGCGAATTATACGGAATGGGTTTAATCTCCACGGTGGTCAGGAGGAAAAACCCATATTGTTAAATAAAATAATTAAATTTTTTACCCGCGATAAAAAACCCGCAGTAGAAACATACAGACTGGGAAATGGAATATCTGCGTACCTGCCTGAAACAAATGGCAACAGATACGGGAATGGCGCGAAAACATCAGGCGGCCTTTCCTCTTCCAGACTTGTAACTTTACATAACCACTTTGAACTCAGACAGAACGCGCGTGACATGATGTATGACAGCCCTGAATGCCGCGCGCTTGTAACTTCAGCAGTAGATAACATCGTCGATGTCGGCATGAAATTAAAACCGACCCCGATACCTGAAATATTAAACATAACCCCGGAAGCCGCTGAAGAGTGGGCAGAGAATGTCGCTTTACGTTTCCATATGTGGGCGAATTCCAAAAAGTCAGACCGCAGCCGTACAAACACATATTACCAGAATCAGAGATTATACCAATTATTTAAACAGCGCGACGGGGATGTATTTGTCAGGCTATATTATAACCGTGAAAAGGATTTATTTAATCCGCTTCAGATAGAGTTTATTGATCCGAACCAGATCAGAGGAACAGAATATACAAGCACATATTCACAATCTGGAATTGACGATGGAATAATCCGTGATAGTTACGGACGTGAAACCGGTTATAAAATCTGGAATTATAGCAGTGAAACTGGGAAATATTCAGAAACTACTATTCCCGCAATCGGTGAAAAATCCGGACGTATATTTATGTTGCACGGATATAACCCCGAATATGCAGGGCAAGGAAGAGGATATTCACCTTTAAGTCATATTCTACATGAGTTTGAAAAGATAACTGATTTCAGAATTTCGACAATTCAGAAAGCTATAAATCAGGCTTCATTTATCGGAGCAGTAGAGAATGAAGAAAAGGATCCGTCTAATCCGCTTGCTGGCAGAGCGACAGGACCGATAAAAGAATACGGTTCATACCCTACACCATCAGAAACAGCATCGAATGTCACACCTGATAGCACGCAGCCTATAGTAAATTGGGAGGCCATGCCGGAAGCGACAATCACACAGCCCGGATCCGTTCTTATCGGTAATCTCAGGCGCGGGGATAAAATAAAATATTTACAGGATACAAGCCCATCAGCGCAATTTGACGCTTTCATCGGTTCGTTTTTTTCCAGTATTGCAGCTTCAACCGGTTGGAGTATAGAAACTGTTTTAAAGAAATTTAATAATAATTACAGTGCAAGCAGAGCAACACTCATATTATGCTGGCGTGTGGCAAATATCCAAAGACTTGAACAGAATTCAGATTTTGACAATCCTGTATATGAAATGTGGTTGTCAGAAGAAATTGCAGCAGGCAGAATTTCAGCGCCCGGATTTTCGGACCCGTTAATTAAAGCCGCTTGGCTGAATGCTGAATGGTCAGGGCCTACCATGCCGAATATAGACCCCGCGAAGACAGCGCAGGCAGATCTTGCATATGTGCAAATGGGTGCGCATACCCTTGATGATGTAGCCCGAAATTATAACGGTTCATCCGGTAAAGCAAACCGTGCAAAATTAAAACGACAGTGGGAAGAGTTGCCTGAACCTAAATTACCGATAGCACCGGTACAGACTGGAATGGCAGAGGGTGAAGATATAAACACAAAGGAGGAAAATAATAATGAGTAATCCCGCAATAATATCATGTACAAAAGATACATGGACAAAATAACAAGTCGAAATTTTATAATAGAGAGAATATGAATAGATGCCAGTTAATCAAGACCCTGATTTTTTTAAAATTCTGCTCGGTGTTATTACTTTCTTGTTTGGTATACTTGATGTGGTTGCTATGAATATATTATCAGAACTCAAGCAGACCGATCGGGATATATTAAAGAAAGTAGACGATCACGAAAAGAGATTGTCTACTCTTGAAGGTGAACACAAAGTAAGGAGCTGTAAATAATGGATTTAATAAAAATTGATAATTTAAACGGTACGATTAAATCACATAATCAGTTCAAGCGCTCGCAACTCTGGGCTGATATATCAGAGGCATGTGAATGTACAGGTTCCGAGGCATCAGAGTTCGCAAAAACACATTGCAATATGTTATCATTTTACGCGATACTATGGGCGGCTAAAAAGTATTCAGGACAGTACAGGGAATTTTTAAAATATTGTCTGGAAAATAAATACTGTGACAACAAAGGATTTATCAGTGCGGATAAAGATGTAATTCTGGGTTCACTCGATATAAAAGATTATACCCTGGTAAAATTTCGTGATTTTAAATTTGTTAAAAATCCTGAAAGTCTGAATGCTGATAAATTTTATCAAATGAAAATAAAAGCGAATACGGAAGGATTTCACTTTATGGCCTGTTATATTTACATGAATGAGTTATATTTATCTGACAGTTCATCCCGCGGCGTTGGAGTTAGGGCACTTGATTTTATTAACAGTAAAAATTTTGTATGGCTTATGGAGGTTGTATGATAGATTATATGGGAACATGGCCTATGTGGATGCAGGGAATTATTATTATCGGCACATTTATTCTTGTATTCGGATTTATCGGTGCGGTGATTTACAAGATTGTCACAGCAGAAAAGATTAAAGCCGGACCGGGTGGTGTAGAGATAGACTCAGAGGACGAACCAAAGGGGGAATAATATGCGTAAATTTTTAATATGTATAATAATTTTGATTTTCTTTACAGGTTGTAAATCATTCAGGCGTGTGAACGTGGAAAATCAGCCGGATGAGTGCAATGATTTTTATTATGTACTTGAATATTATTCAGTTCAGGGCGGCGACAGCGCATTTGTCGGCACGGTGTATGAGAAATGTTCACAGGCACGCAAGGATAAAGATAAAGCGGAAATAAAAAAGCTGAAAGAGCGGGTAAACACATTATGTGAACAGCTTTTCATGGAAGACCTCGAAGGATTTAAAAGGTGTATAAAATGAAAGAAAAAATTTATGCGTTTTCAGAGAATTTTGCAAACGAATATATAAACATGCGTGCACTAATTACATCCAAAGAACGCAAACAGGCATTTATATTATTTGCAGAGGATACAACAGATGATCCGATTGATTTTGAAAACGGAGAAAACGCTGTAATCAAAATACATGGCCCGCTTTCACAATCAGGCCCTGATGCTATAGACAAATGGCTTGGATACGGCGGTACTAAATATGGAGACATAATCGCTGCATGTAAAAAATATAAAGAATCATCATCCGTAAAAAATATTTATGTCGAGTATAATACCGGCGGTGGTGAAGTTTCTGGATGTTTAGAGGCGGCGCAGGCGATAAGAGAATTGAGACAGTCAAAAAATGTTATCACTGTAAATACTGGAATGATGGCATCAGCCGGTTATTGGCTCGGATCGCAAGGTTCAAAAGTTTACGGCTCAAATCCAATTGTTGAAACCGGTTCAATCGGAGTTGTCTGGACGCTTGTCGATTATGACAGAGGCATGGAAGATAAAGATTATGGTTATGCCCGTGTCCGTATAACTTCAAAAAATGCGAAAAATAAAAGACCGGATATAACAGACCCTAAAGATAGACAGTGGATGCAGGATATAATTGACGGCATGGAAAGAATTATGATCGCCGATATTGCAAAAGGTCGCGGAATTACAGCGCAGGATATAATAGATAATTATGGTCAGGGTGCTATGTTTATAGCACAAGACCCATCACCTGAAGCAAAAGACGCAGTAAAAATCGGAATGCTCGATGGAATTATAGAATATAATCCAGATGATATTTTATCAACACAAAACAGCTCAACCCCCGCCCCATGCAGTGCGGGTGAAAATAAAAATATTACAGGAGGTGTTGTAATGACACTTGAAGAATTAAAAAGTCAGCACCCCGCACTTTATTCAGAGATATTCAAGGCGGGATATGACAAAGGCAAGGAAGAGACACTTGCCACGGCTTCAAAGGCCGCAAGTTTTGCAAGCTCAAAAGAATATCCAGAGCAGATTCACGTTGTAGCTCTTGACGTAATGCAAGGGAAAAAATCTTTTGAGTCACTTGAAACGCTTGTTGCAAACGCTGATATGATAAAAGAGATGCTGAAATCTCAGGCCGCGCAGATTGAACAACCCGCAGGCGGTACAGGTCAGCAGGATAATTCCGGACTTTCAGCGGACGGAGTGATTTCAAATATGGCCGATATTGTCGCAGAGGCTAAAAGACTTAAAGGAGGTATGAACTAATGGCAGTACAAAACAGAGTTGATAGCACAACTGTTCCACTTATTACAAGCGGTTACAGTTTTGTCAGAAATGGAGACATAGCACAAAATGCACAGAGGACAACTCCACTTCTTTACGGAACAGTCATGGCACAAATTGCAGCAACCGGCCTTTGGACTCCTTTTGTCGCAGTAAACGGGGTTGACGGATCAGCAATTCCGCGCGGGATATATCTCGGTGACAATATAGCCGCAGCCGACCTCGTAGCAGGTGACATTGAAGATGTTCCGATTCTTGTCGGTGGATGTTGTACAGTAAATGAATCAGAGATTGTTTTTGACGATGGAACACTGACAGCAGATTCAATAATCGGAGCCGCGAGTATTCACGCAGTAACAGCACGCATGGCACTACAGCAGGCGAGCGGAATTTTTATGGAACTGTCAATAGACATTTCAGAGTTTGAGAACTAAGGAGGAGGAATATAAATGGCAATAACACCTAACGTGCTTGATACTTATAGCCGATTTATGGATGAGCTTTTCGACGAAAAAGAAATCATCGGCGTAAGTACAGTATGGCAACAGTTTTTCGGTAAGCCGGCGAACGGCGGAAGTAAGACAATTTACAGCCCGAACAGTGAGGTTGTTGAAATTGATATAATGAGGGGCAACGAGAGAACAGCAGCCCTTATACACAGGGGAACAGATTCAAGGCATCTCGACCTGCAAAGAAACACAGCGTCACAGAATTTCAGTTCTTTCAGCCGTGTTTATCCGTTTGCGGAGGAACTCGGAGATATAACATCAAGTCAGATTCTTAAAAGGCTTGCCGGTGAAAATCCGTATGACAATAAAATGAGAATTGACAGACTCAGGGCACTCGCACAAGAACATCACATGGAACACATCAGGCGTTATGTGAGACTTTTTGAAGTGCTTGCCGGTCAGTCACTTCTTGCCGGTCTCATGCCTGCGCTTTCAGGATCTGCGAATGTAGATAACTGGTATGATTTCAGACGTAATGCGGCGCACATTATAACTCCTGCTATTCCGTGGAATAATGCCGGTGCTGATATTCTCGGAGACATAGACGCCGGTGCAAGGCTTATGAGACAGAATGGGAAAGTTAAACCGAACGTTATATTTTTCGGGCAGAATGTTTTCCCTGTTTTTATAGCGAATACTACAGTGGCGAATCTTGCGGACAATAGGAGATTTGAACTTATACAGGTAAGTACAAATAACCCTGTACCTCCTCAGTTTATGCCGCTTGTCGAAGGTGGAGCTATACCGAGAGGACTTCTCAGGACTCCTGAAGGCTTTGAAATGTGGATGTTTACTTACATCGATGTTTATACTGATGCTGCGGGGGCTTCTCAAAATTATATGCCGGTTGATACTGTATTCATGGCATATTACGGCGCGCGATGCGACAGATACTTCGGGCCGCCTGAAAGATTGCCGATTGTCTCCAGTGACATAGCATGGTATCAGGAAATGTTCGGAATGAATAATATCCAGGGCGCGATGATACCGCCTAAAATTAACGCCGGGGCAGTTATAACACCTGCAATGTTTTATTGTGACGCTTATCCTTCAGGGGATAAGAAGAAAGTCACAATAAGAACTCAGAGCGCACCGATATTTGCGACAACTCAGACAGACGCGTTTATAACTTTTACCGATGTAATCGATAATGGTAGGTCATAATGGCAAAACTGACATGGATAGATAAAAAGTCCGTGTTGTATCATAAAGGCCGTACATTCAAGGCGGGTGATAATATCCCCGCCGGCATTTTACCGGACAGCCGTATTGAATCATTTATTAAACAGAAAAAAATTGTTGAGGGTGAAATTAAAGTTGATAAAACTGTAAAGCAGACAACACTGTTTAATACTCCGGTTGAATCAAAAGTGATACAGCATGAAGAGGTTATAGAGGATAAACCAAAAAAAACCAGAAAGTCAAAAGCTGAACTCGAAGAAGAAGAGCTTGAAAAACTTATAGCGGAAGAGGAGAGCGAAAAGTAAATGGAGAATCTCCGGGCAACAGCAGAAAAAGATTTGTATGAATCTTTGGAATCAGAATGGAAAATGCCAGTAGAGCTAACATCACCGAATGGTATTAAGCAGGTATATTCTGCAAACAATCCGACGGAGCTTTTAGGCGGCCAGGTTCTGTATTCATCCCGGAGAGAAAATCCTGAGACTGGCGAAATAATAGTTGTAAATCAGCCGGTCGTTACTTTGAGAGTCTCATCCCTTGTCAGAGTTCCACAGGCCGGGGAAACATGGTTTATAAAAATTCCGGTATCTCCGATTGTTGGAGCGCCAAAACATTCATTTGTTTTCACTCCAGACAGATCGCCTGAGCATGGAACCGACATGGGATTTATTAAGCTTTACTTACAGAGAATATCACAGGATGAGGAACCGCTGTCATGATGATGTTTCGGACTGTAAAAGATGCGATTGTCACACTGCTTGACGATAATGCGGCAGGTCGTTTCCGTGTTATAGGCAGGCAGAGACAGTCAAAAGCATCAGACGAAATAAGAGATAATGACAGACTGGTACAGGTTTATTTTTCAGATGGAAGTTTCCCGAAAAGCGCGGGAAGGATGAGAGGCCCGAAAACTCACGATGTAACTATTGAGATTGACCTCTCTTCCAGCGCCGGAGCTAAAGGTGATATTTCTGTTATAGATAACCCGAATGTTTCACCGATAATAAAAGCCGCCGCGATTGCAGAAATAAAAGAAGCATCAGAAATAGCAGATAATAACATTGATGTTATGATAGATGCCGTTTATCAAATACTTATGGATGCAAGAAACGAACATTTATCTTTAGAGAAATGGGAAATCTCAAACAGATGGATAGACCGAATTCAAAAAGATACGATGTTAGAACGTGGCGATTTAATAGTCAAAACTGCAAATATGAAATATACTTGCAGAGTACAGGAGAATGTAAGCGGCGATATTGGATTTATACCGCCGGTAGTTACGTTTGACTCAAGTACCCCGATTTCATCGGATGTAAATGAGACACAAGATGAAACTGAAAAGACGGGGATAATAATAGATGTTGATAACTCATAAGGAGGTTAAAAATAAATGACAATCACAGCGTCAAGCCTTGCAGCCGTGAACGGTGTTTCTGTTAAAAATGAACAGTTCGCAGTCCAGGCGCAGGTCATACCGCAAAGAAATGTTATAATTGGAACATTTGACGAAGCTGTTTATACAGCTATTTCACCTAACGTTCCGATACGGGTATACAGTGCGGAGGATGTGGGAGCGAAAACCGGATTTGGTTTTATGCTTCATAGACTTGCAAAATATGCATTTAAACCGGGGACAGTCGAGACGTGGATTATTCCGCAGCTTGAAGGCGGCTCTGACCCCGATCAGGCA